AAGAAGAAGTTGAGCCAGATTCTGAAATCATTGAAATCGTAAAGCTCGAAGAGGAGCCTGTACTGAAAGGTAGGGTTAGCTTCGATACACCACAGCAGAAAGAGCTTGGTGTGAAGAAGGGTGATGTTGTTGGGTTTGCCAAGAACATGGATTACCGTATCGAGATCGAGGGTAAAGAGTATTACCGTGTCCGGTCTGAAGATCTGCTCTATGTCGAGACGTAAGTTCACCACCGTAGAGGCGGCTAAGAGGCTTATGTCTAGTATGGAGGTCGCTATCGACAATATGATCGCCGAAGTAAAAAAGCCTGTCGATCCAGAAGCAGGTGGTTCTGCACGTAAAGCGGAGCTTCAATCAATCAAACAAACTGCCATCGACTGTAAAGAGCTGCTGATCGAAAGACAGAAGCTGGAGCAGATGGTGAAAGAACTACAAGAGAATGGAAGCATCGAAGAAGACCGAGACTTCTCTGGAGGAATTGCAGAACGATTTAGTAAGTGATTTCACTCACGATGACTTCTGGTATTTCGAAGACAGCTGGAACAAATCACACGCCGACCCATTCAAAGATGGGTATAAACAAGGGCAGAAGGATCTGGCAAAGCTGATCATGGAGACCTTCAAAGAGTATGAGGTTCCCTTGATGTTGTGGGAGGCTCTTAAAGAATACTGATCATGCTGATCGAAGTAGAAGGCTATGAAGATAAAGCTGTTGTGGTGGACCCTCGAGGGACACACGGTGAAGTCATCGACATCGACGGGCTACTTGTTGCGCTCCCGAAGAAACCACCCAAGAAAGAAATCCTATTCGCTGAAGAGCCTCGGAAGATGCAGATGTGGCGAAGGCTTGACGTGCCGCAAGAGCTGTCGTCAATACGAAGTATGGATGAGTGGTATGAGAAACCTGCTGAGTTCAGGAAAAAATTTCTTCCATATATCGAAAGGGAATTTGACCGCCGCCGTAACGGTGTTTGGTTTTACAATAATGGGGAGCCTACGTATATTACAGGTAGGCACTACATGCTACTCCAATGGACGAAGCTTGATATTGGACACCCATACTACTTCGCTTTCCAAAGGAGGATATTTCTACACATGGCTGCTTGCGAGGCTGACCCTCGTTGCATCGGCCAGCTTTATACTAAGTGTCGCCGTTCTGGTTACACTAATATCTGTTCTTCGGTTCTTGTGGATGAGGCTACACAAGTTAAAGACAAGCTGCTAGGCATTCAGTCAAAGACTGGTAAGGATGCTCAGGAGAACATCTTCATGAAGAAGACGGTGTCGATGTTTAAGTCGTACCCATTCTTCTTCAAACCCATTCAGGACGGTACTACCAACCCACGTATGGAGCTTGCGTTCCGAGAGCCGTCGAAACGAATCACAAAGAACAACAAGACATCCACTAAGGGTGATGCGCTGAACACAGTCATCAACTGGAAGAACACCACTAACAACGCATACGATGGTGAGAAGCTCCACTTGCTGTACCTCGATGAGGCCGGTAAGTGGGAGAAGCCAGCTGATATACGTGAGGCGTGGCGCATTGAGCGTACCTGTCTGATCGTAGGTAGAAAGATTGTGGGGAAGGCTTTGGTCGGATCTACAGTAAACCCAATGGATAAAGGTGGTGAGGAGTTCCGTGAGTTATGGGATGACTCCGATCCAACAGAGCGTAACGCCAACGGCAGGACTAAGAGCGGACTGTACGGACTGTTCATCCCGGCCTATGATGCGCTGGAAGGATTCTTTGACCAGTACGGCAACTGCGTAACGGAAGACCCGGAGGAACCTGTAATTGGGATAGACGGGGAGATGATAGATATCGGATCTAAGACATACTTGAAGAATGAGCGGGATGCAATGAAGCATAACCCCAAGGAGATGAACGAGCTCGTAAGACAGTTCCCTTGGAGTATTGATGAGGCGTTCCGTGATAGTATCGAGGGGAGTGTGTTTAATGTAGGTAAGATCTACCAGCAGATTGACCACAACAACAACCTATACCCCAACCCCATAGTGAAGGGCAACTTCATGTGGAAGGAGAAAGACAAAGAGGTTGTTTTCTCACCCGATCCCAACGGCAGGTTCCGAATAGCGTGGCACCCAAAAGCAGAGGACAGGAATAAATACCAAGAAGACAGAGGCGGGAAGAAGACACCTGCAAATGCTCACATTGGTGTAGGCGGGGTGGATAGCTATGATCTGGATCAGACTGTAGATGGGAGAGGATCGAAAGGTGCAATGCACATGTACAATAAGTTCAACATGCATGCCCCATCAAACATGTTTGTACTTGAGTACGCATCACGCCCAGACCTTGCGGCAATATTCTACGAGGACTGCCTCATGGCTGCATTCTACTATGGTTACCCTCTTTTGATAGAGAACAACAAGTACGGGATAGCTAGGTATTTTGAGCAAAGAGGATATGATAACTACTTGTTAGACAGACCTTCACACTTGGCTAGTGCCAGCGCAAAAGTTAAAGTGAGAACTAAGGGTGTACCATCTAACTCAGCTGATATGATTCAGTCACACGCTCAAGCTATTGAGGCTTACATCCACGCCCACGTAGGCATCCGTCCAGAAACAGACGCTATGGGGGCGATGTATTTCAATAGAACACTTGAGGATTGGATAGCATATAAGATAGAGAAGAGAACTAAGTATGACCTTACAATCTCTTCAGGTCTTGCCCTACTTGCTGCTCAAAAAGTTAAAAGCAAAAAGGTCAAGAGCAACTTCCAAGAGAAGGAGTTCTTCCGTAGGTATACGCCTAAATCCTTCCACAGCTAGATTTATTATATTTGCGAGGTAATGTACAGGGATCAAAAAAAACAAAAGGGCTTCCCAGATCCTATGGAAGCTCCGCACGTAAAGCAGAGCGTTGACTACGGTTTGAGCTATGCTAAGGCTATTGTAAATCAGTGGGGGGACTTAGATAAAGCTCAGTCTCTTTTGCAGAAAAGACACAGAGCCTTCGAGCGAAACAGGAAGTACGCTAACGGTACTCAGGATACAACAATCTATCGGCAGCTTCTTAGCTCACTCGATCCATCTAATGCAGACGGCAGTTTCTTGAACTTGGATTATACTCCAGTTCCGATTCTGCCGAAGTTCGTTAGGATCGTAGTAAACAAGATTCTTTCTAGAAAACCCTACCCAAACCTTGAGGCTGTAGACCCACTCTCTTCTTCTGAGAAAGATAAAGAGAGAAGAAAGGTTGAGCTGAAGATCAAGGCAAAGAAGCAGCTTCAGGAGATTAACGAAAAGATTCCTCTCAAGAATGTAAACCTCGAGGAGGTTCCTGATACCCTCGAAGAAGCTGAGATCTTTATCGGCAATAACATCAAGTCTTCATCTGAAATTGCTGCTCAGATTGCCACTGATTTGACTCTTGAGTGGAATGACTTCAACGATAGCATTTACAGACGATGTGTAGATGATCTGGCTGCACTCGGTATGGCTGTCGTAAAGAGAACAAACGATCCCAACTACGGCATCAAAGAAGACTATGTAGACCCTGCTACATTCGTTCACAGCTACACTGAAGATCCCGGCATGAACGACCTGATATACGCAGGTCACATGAAGCGAATCACAATCAGTGAGCTGAAGAGGCTTGCTGGTGACCAGTTCACCGAAGATGAGTATAAGGATATAGCCAAGAAAAGCCAGAAGCGCCTTGGTTATGCTGGGAACACCATGAACGAAAAGTCATACGATAACCACCTGAAGAGATTCAGATATGGGTATGACGAGTACATGGTTGATGTATTGGACTTTGAGTTCCTGTCTGTAGATTGCATTTACTTCGAATCGAAGGAGAACAAGTACGGGAATGTAGGCTTCTACTTCAAAGGCAACAACTACAAAGAGCCCAGCAACTCAGTATTCAAAAGAGAAGTTACAAAGCTTGAGAATACAGTTGTGTATGGCGGTGTTCACGTAATGGGTTGTGACAAAGTCTTTAACTACGGAGTTAAGACCAACATCCCTAAGACAGCTCACGATATCACTAAGGCTAAGATGTCTTACTCTGTGGCGTGTGTGAACCTGCTGGACATGATGCCCAAGTCAATGGTAGACAGCTGCATCGGGTTTGCTGACCAGCTCCAACTTACTCACCTTAAAATCCAACAGGCTATTGCTAAAGCTAAGCCTGACGGTATCATCATTGACATTGAGGGATTGGAGAATGTGCAGCTCGGTAAGGGCGGTGAACTCCAGCCACTCGAACTCCACGATATTTATGAGCAGACGGGTGTATTCTATTACCGATCTAAAAACCCTGAGGGCGGCTTCCAAAACCCGCCAGTCAGAGAGATCGGCAACTCCATTCGTAACATTAACGAACTTATTGGTATATATAACCACTACCTGAGAATGATTAGAGATGCTACTGGCATCAACGAGATGATGGATGGTAGTACACCTAAAGGTGATACTCTTGTGGGTGTTCAGCAGCAAGCAATTGCTGCGGGGAACAATGCAACCTACGACATCACGAATGCTTCAATGATGCTGTACAAGAAAGTTTGTGCTGACATCGTTAAGTGCGTTCAGATCATTCCACTAGAATCAGTTCTGTACAAAGTGTACGCAAACGCTATCGGTAAGGAGAACATCTCTCTGTTGTCTACGTTTGAAGATATGCCTCTGTACAACTTCGGTGTAACCGTCCAGAAAGAAATGGACGATATCGAGAAGCAGTACTTGGAGCAGAACATCCAGATCTCACTTTCTCAAAAAGAGATTGATATCGAAGACGCTATCGCTATTAGACAGCTCCGAGACATCAATCAGGCTGAGCGACTGCTTATCGTTAGACGTAAGAAGCGAATGGCAATGAACCAGCAAATCGCTCAGCAGAACGTAGCCGCTCAAGCCCAAGCCCAAGCCCAGTCAG